AGGATGAAGATATAGCGGCACGCGCTCTATGTCAATTGCTTGAGTTTGGATTCATTGCAGATGGTATGGACCCAGCAATTGCTAAAGTATTAGCAGGCAAGGCCTGTGAAGTAGGCGTCAAAAAAGTATCAAGAGATCTAAAGAAAGAAAAATCTAAACAAAAGCGCAAACTTAACTCCTGGCAAAAGTTTGTAAAAGCCAAAGCAAGCAGTTACAAGTACAAAAGTGGATCTAAGAAAGGGCAAGTTAATTTTAAAGCTCTATCTAGGGATTTTAAGAAAGCAGGGAGGGCAAAGAAATGAAACAAGATAACATTCTAACATTAAAGGGAAAGATATTAGCAGGCGATGTAGAAACAGTAACGCTCTTTGACGGAAGATTTGATACAGCATATAGATTATTATCTATTGTTATTTGTCCTGAAGATATACTTACTGCTGAAGCTGTAACATTAAAACTTATGACAGAAGAAGCAACACATAACACTGACTGGTTTTGGGCAAAGAATACTGAAGTCGGTTGGGCCTCCTGGAATGTGCCAACTAATTCTAGGTTTGGACAATTTGGTAGAGTTGACAAAGAAGCTCTTATTGTTGAAGATCTATTTATGGATGCATCAGGAGATTCAGGAGAATTTATTAATTACATGATAGAATTAGAAAAAGTGAAAGTATCTGAATGGAAGGGGGCACTGGCAATGGTAAGAAATAAATCACAAGGTGCTGACTGATGGATGATAACGAAAAAGAAGTTGTTTCAAAGTTTTTGGATCTATCTAAATTCGCAATACTAGCATGCCTGGTAATTGCTGGTGCTATTGGAAATGAATTCTTACTCTAAGGAATCGTCTCTCCGCAATCTCCACATAGCCAACCATCTTTGAACGGATACATTTCATGATAACATACATGACATTTCATTCCTTTTTCATCTCCGTGTGGTCAAATTGCATAGCATGAGTGTACAATATTTCTTCTGCAGATCTTCCCTCGTCCAGGAGAGACTTCAAATTGTTCTCCAGGTATTCCCACCTGGTACGCAAAATGTTTCTTTGAATACTGATCGCTTCCATTCTAGCTTCCCTGGCTCGACTGTCAGCGATTGCACGACTAATATTTGCTGATGCCTTTCTATTTACCGACCATTCCTTGTATATGTCGTATGCTTCTTGTGATAAAGTTGCAGAGATTAGGTGAGACATTAGTATCGCCTCGGCATTTCAAAAGGTTCTAATCCTGTTCGTGGTGGTAAACCATTAGCTTCTCTAAGTTCTGCAACAGATAATGGCTCTAAAACCCAATCACCTTTGCATCCACCACAATCTTCTACATCTTTTGCACTGTAAATACCTGCCAATGACTCGTCATTGGTGTAACCTGATGCTCCTGTACGCCAATAAGTCTTACCTGACCATCTAAAATAGCCATCTTCAGTCTTTGCAGTGCTTCTTTTCAAACAAATTATTCGGTAATATCGTATCTGGAGTATGTCAACCATGTATATCCGAGTGCTATCATATATATAATAATATTTAATGCGGCAAAAAGTGAGCATTTATGCGAAACTTCATAGGAACCTCGGCCCCTTGTAGGGACATAGGCGCTGAGGGTACCTTAGTGAACGGTTGGGTTAGGCGGTCCCTCCTAGTCTGTTTACGGCTTCGCCGCAGGGATTAAGGTCGAATACCGGAACCAAATGGCTATAAACCGGAGCGTCCTGGACGACACATGGCTAAATCAGACAGTTTTTTTATTAGAGGATCAGTAGACACAAATGGGAGCACATATGCTCAAGCAGAAATTGACTTGGGAAGTTTTGTCAATCTAGGCACCAAGTCTAGTACATTGCTAAGAATTCATAACATTTCGGTTCAATATGCAGATGCTCAAAACCCAGTTGATAGGATTTCAGATGATACAGGCAACAACATTTGCTTTCAATTAACTACTCAAACTCAAAGTGCAATAGTATATGCAACTGACAAGTCCCTGGTATCTAGTGGATCACTACAAATGTATAACGGTCAAATTGCTGAAGATGGATCTGCAGCTGCAGATTTCGCAACTGCTTTCGTTACACAACATTTTGATGTAGCGCCACAAGCATGGACTCAAGGATATTTAGTTGGAGTAGATACGCTATTTATGGGAGCAGATGCAGTAGGTACAATCACATCAGGCGATGTTAAGATATCAGTTGTACTAGAATGTACTTTAGAATCAGCCACACAAGCAAATTCAGTAGCCCTTGCATTGAGTCAACAGTGATTATAATGGCTAAGGATGAAGATATAGCGGCACGCGCTCTATGTCAATTGCTTGAGTTTGGATTCATTGCAGATGGTATGGACCCAGCAATTGCTAAAGTATTAGCAGGCAAGGCCTGTGAAGTAGGCGTCAAAAAAGTATCAAGAGATCTAAAGA